TCTTTCCCTACACGACGCTCTTCCGATCTCGAATGATGACATTGGCTCCAGTAAATCCATTATGAGATTCTGCCATACGCTGAATCGTCCGAGTCACGTTAGACACGGATAGCTTGATGTTAGGTAAATCCGTCGCATTCTCTGTAACATCTTGAATGGTAAACGGAAATGCGATATAGGTATTGCCTTGAAATTGAATATTCTCCGTATTGTATACCAGTCGAATCGTATCCCCTTTATATGATATTTCTAACAGCATTAACCACACACCGGTGGCCGATATTTGGTTTTTCTCTAAAATTGATGCCGTTGAGAGCGGTAACATATTATACCTCCTGTAATTTCACAGTTCCGGTCCACACGCCGTAGTCATTCGCTGCAAAGTCTAACTGATCAGCAAATCGTACTTTTAGTGTTTCCCGTGTTTCCGGATGAACCCAATCGAATATACCGGAGCAGTTGACTTCATCGAAGAATGACCGAAGTTTATAGTAATCAGCTGTTGGCAACTTGTACCCTACGGAATATGTCCGCCGGGTCTTTGTCGTCTTCTTCCTGGTGATTAGCGTCATGTTTTCAACTTGGCCTTTATACGAAATATCTGGAGTAGTCTCCTGAATTGGGTATATCGGCCATCGAATATCTGGAAATACTGCCATAGTTATACTGCGGATGCCTTGATGGCGTCACGCATACCTCCTTTGTTTGATTCCATAGCACGAACTACTACATCGATAACATAATTCTCACCATCGAACCGAGAATTCTGTTGCTTGCTTTCGAGTTCTTGACCAGACTGATTGACGATATTAACAACTACGTTGTTACTTGTAGTACCGCCCATCAATCTACGGGTTTCACTCGCCGTGTAAATGCGGTGTGATCCAGAGGACTGTAATAGTTCTGGCCCGTTTTCACCGACCAGCATAAGACCCGGGTTTGTTTTCCCCCCGGCAGCAAAACGGTTGCCCGTAAATGCAGAACTAAATGAACTGCCGCCAGCAAATGATGATGTCCCTTTTGCAGCACCTAGAGAGCCGATGCCGTTAACGACTCCGCCAAATAATCCTTGCAACTTAGGCATGACATATTGCTGGAACGTTAACTGAATCATCATCTTAATAATGGCGTTTGTCATATCCTTGAATATGTCCTTAATGCCTTTACTAAACGACTTCGTTCCTGTTGCCATAGCCTCGAGATTATTTGTCCATGCTGAGTTGATAGAGTTCATTGTGCTATCGAATGTAGACTTCGCTAAGTCAGCATAGTTAGTAGTCTCTTGCTTATACTGCCGAGCGGCTTCTTGCAAGCTTGTTTTAAGACTACGACCTGCCAACTCCCATAGCTTTTGCTGGGACTCTAACAGATTCTTTTCAATTTGCAGTCTTTGTGTCGCACTTAATTGAGCCTCTTTGACTTCGCTTCGTGCGTAATCAATGTATGATTTTAACTCTTCAGCAAGTAACGCATCCGCATCACTGCGAGATAACCGACCAAGCGTAACCATATTAGTTAAGTGATCAACGGTTTCACTCGTTTGAGTGTATGCTAACTCTCTGATTTTCTGCTCAGTATCAGATGCCAATTTTAGGCGCTCTGCTTGAGCTTTCTTTTCAGCGAGTTCCTTATCGCCTACGGCTTTAGTGTACTCACGAACGTTGTCATCAATTTGGGCCTTTTGCGCTTCAGCTTCGGCTTTGAGTAATTGTAAGCGGTCGCCAGTACGTTCAAAATCGAGTTTCTTGATATCCTCGTTCATCTTACGAACACGGATAGCTTGATTTCGTTCAGCTTCAGCAAGTCTCTTCTGATACACCTCTTCGTTCTTAGCTCTAACTTGGGCAGTTAGATTTGACTCAGCAAGATTCTTAGCATTTGATGCACTACCTGCTGTGTCTGCAGAGGCGCTTGATGTGGCGCCTGCTAATAAACTGGTGTCTACGTACCCTGTAATAGCACCAAAATCACCCGATACGCTAGGCTTGCTAACAACGCCTGTACTGGAATTAGCCCCAGTATATCCGCCGTTTCCGTCACTAATGACTATATGATTATCGCCAAGTACAACCACACCATCTCCGGCTTTAGGTGTATATCCATCGCCTGCGTCATGCCATGCGCCAGCAGCTCTTGCTGCATCCATGATAGATGGGACATATCGAGGTACGTCCTTACCAAATGCCTGCAATACCGAATCAGAAAACAGCTTTCCGCAATCCGTTGCCCATGTACCATCAGCACCTAACTCGTATGCCTTGCCAAGTCGCTCATTAGCCGCGTCTAGCACACTCACGGCTTCCCCTGTAACGCCTCCGCTCAATCCAGAAACAGAACGGATGATATCACGGATATTCTTATTGTTAGCTTCATACTGGTTCTTAGCTGTTAGCTTATCAATTTCGTATTGACTGCCGTCAATTTGTAAGCTTTGCAAAGTAAGTGATCGGTACAAATCCGCTATGCGTTCCACAGCACTCGTCAGCTTTTCGGCCGCTTGTTGAGTTTTCTTGGCAGCCTGTTCTTGGGCTTTAGCCGCTTTCGCTGCTTCCTCATTTGCCTTATTGATAGCTTCGTTATTAGTTAACACGCCGCCGTTAGCAATCTCTTGCTTTGCTTTTTCAAGTTCTTCATCGGCTTTCTTTCTAGCCTCGTCTGCAGCTTCCTTTTCTTTAAGAGCTGCATCGATTCTAGCACCTTCCTCTTTGGTAGCCATGCGGTCATTTTTAATGAATCCGAATAAAGCTGAGTCTTCTATCCAATATCGAGAATCATGCGATTCACGGAACTTATCAGACATTCCTGCTGTCGAATTCGTATTTTTGTGAATACGCTTACCGTCAACTTCTACATTTAGATAAGAACCTGCGGTTTTAGATGCATACGCTGCATCATATATGTTCTTAGCTGCGAGCCCTGCTACCGTAGCCAATGTTACCCAAGGACCTGCAGCAGCAATTGTAGCTAATCGCATAAATCCGAGTGCGCTGGTTAGTGATCTCATTACTATGATTACTGCACCAGCTTCTGCACCGAATTTAACAATTCCACCGATAGCTTCCTTTTGCTCGGCAGTCATTGACTCGAATTCTTTAGCTACATCTAATACGCCTTTTGCGTAGTCATTAAACACAGGAACCAACTCATGACCGATGGATACCGCAAGTCGTTTACCGGTATTTTCTAAATCCTTTAATTCGCGATTTAGCTTTGCGGATTTAGCTGCAGTCTCGTCGTCGATAATAAGCCCCATCGCTTTGGCACGTTCAGCCACTTTGTCCATCTGTTCTGCGGACATGTTTAGCATGGCGTGCATTTGATATCCCGTACGACCGAAGAGTTCCATTTCGACGCGAGTCTTTTCAGCGCCGTCTTTCATGCCCCTTAGACGTTCCTGTATCATCTTGAACACTTCAACGGTATTCTTGCCTTGAATGTCTTCAAGCGTGTAACCTAATTTACTAAATATATCAGTACTAAGTTTTCCTTCTGCCCGGGCGACTTCCATTTTCTCTTTGGCCGCCCCAACATTTTTAGAGAACTTAGCAAATGCACCAGCACTATCCTCCATAGCAATACCCATGTAATTGGACACTGCTAATAGTTCGCTGGTTTCTTTTGCTGTTGCACCGGTGATGCCTGATAATTTCTTAACGGCTACATCCCACTGAATCGCATCTTTGGCAAGTTTAGCACCGATGCCTACTACACCGACGCCAGCACCTATCGCCATGAGGTCATTCTTCATTTTGCCAAGGGCGGATTTGGCGCCTTCGGCACTAGCTGTGATTTTCTTGAGCCCTGCTTCGGTGTTCTTATCGGTCAGCTGAACGACAATGTCAATTAAATTATTGGCCATTCTTGTGCGCCACCTCCAATTCTTTAGCCTCTAACAATACGAGTAAGTCGATAAGGTGCGGTAATGGCTCGATGCCGTAAGCCTTCGCCACTTCTAACACCGCTGGCATATCGAATCCTGCAATACCACCTGAATGCCATCGTCGCTGCATACGACTAGCGTTGTATACTCGCATTGCTTGTCGCGTACCGTCTAATTGATGCGGGGAATTAAACTCACACTCCGAGCAGTCAAAATTCTGTTTAGTCTCACGTTGCATCTTGATACAATCAGAGCAGTATTTTGGTTTGTCGGAGTTGAGCCAACTCCACGCATCAATTAGTTTTTTTCGATTTCAGCCTTTTTTTCATTAGTGAAACGCATAGTTTCAATTGCTAATTCCATAACGCCATCGTTAGGTGCTTCTGCGATTTCACTATCAGACATCTTATACACATTTTTCATAATCCATTCGGCTAAATCGCGATACCACAATAATTTAGCCGCTTCAGGGGTTTCTTCCGGAAGAGGTGTGTATAACGGATCTAATTCAGCCTTAATCAATTCGCTACGCTCAGCAAATGTTAAACCTCTTAATTTAATATCTTCAAATGCCATATGGGCACCTCCTAGTATTGTTCTTGATTATTAACTAATGTAATGATGGATGCGGAGCGACCAGCATCTGCCCGATAGTATGCTTTAAACGGCAATTCAATATTAACGCCACGAGGACCGTCGATGCCTGGAGATTGTCGTTCGTACACAAGTTCAGGCAATTTGAATGTAAGCGACCAGTCATCTTGTTCAAGTCGCAATTCCAAGCTGGATTCCGTGCCATTAACGGCTTTGTTTAACAAGTCCTTGTTTTGGAAGAACGCTTTAACCGTACCGGAAATTGACACAATACCTGGGTCGATGTATGTTCTAAAGCCTTTACCGCCGATAGCGTAAGAATCACCATCCAAGCCAAAGTCAAAGTTGATGTCGCAGCTCAAAATATTGGCCACAGTAACTCCGCCCTCTTTGATAGTCGCGTTAAGATTTTGGAACGGTAGGAAATTAACTGCTTTTGCTGCAGCGTCGAATGTAGTAGCTGCCAAAGTTTCCTTGCATCCCATCACATCAACGGATGCAGTTAATTCAGCGTCACCGCCGAATTTAAAGCCCAATTTACTGATTCGCGCACCTGCGAATTGTTGGAATACGTTAACATCAGGGTATCCCTGTTCAATAGTTAGCGACGGCATTGTGTTGCCGATTTTAAACACATGCTCAGACTTCTTATTTGGCGCTTGGCCAGTTGTATTAGAAGTCGGTTGCCCGAAGGCAGCTTTTAGCCAATATCCGATGTCAATTACGCCAACAGGTACGGTTAAACTACCGGACGTGTCAATGTTGCCACGGAATGGCGCTGCCGGATTGCGATCACCACGGATTACAGTGGAGTCGTTTAAGTTTTGGCTAGCTTTTACAGAACTAGAAATAATCGGAATGATTACACCACCTGTAGATGGCGTAGTACCAAAGTCCGATTCAAAAGCAATCGCCACATGGGACTGAGAGCCCTGTGCACGTTTTGCTGTTGCCATATGCATTTCCTCCTTTAGTATTCAATATTCCCGCCGATTACATGCGGGATTTCTATAGTAGCTGTTAAACGTCCAGTGAACACTGGGCGCCAATTCATGCTATCGAGTTCATAGTCAATGTCGATAACAGGGAACGCGGGATTCACCTTGCAAATGCATTCAATAATTAACTGCCCTAGGTCATCCGATTCTAGCGCTCCGTCGTATCGAATAATATTCTTAACACGAGTTGCACCTTTATGGACGATACCCCATACAATCATTAACGAATATGTGTAGGTATCAGCAAGCCCCTCGTTCTTATTACTCGGTAGTAATATGATGCAAGGGCAATCTTCTTCAAGCGGTGCTTCGACATCGTCATAGCCGACATACAGTTGCGCCGGCTTTCCGTATTTGTCATTGCAAAATTTAGTCAACGCCTCATCGTTCGCTAAGGCCTCAGCCCATCGTTCAACGATGCGCGACAGTGGAATTGTTTGTTGCATCAAATCACCTTACCTTGTAGTTCCGTCGAGACGCAGAATGCGCACCAGTACCATTAATAGCGTAGTCACCTATCTTAGCCTCGATATAAGGTTTAAGCTTAGGCTGTAGTACAGTTTTCATAGGGCCGTACGTGTGACGTGCAGGAATTTTGAACATCGATTTACCTTTAGGTAGCGGTACACCTGCAGCAAATAACTTCTTGCGCATAGGCTCTGTAATCTGCTTGGTGTAACCTTCCTCGATGCGTTCACCTAGCCGTTTAGCCGAATTAGATAACCACCCAACTCGGACGGATTGCTTGCCCTTGTCATACTGGTATCCAACTGCATTTGATAACTTACCGAGTGGACTGTAGCCAATTGTCCTGGCGCTAATACCCATATCGAGTAAGGCATTTCGCGATTTAGAGCCCCAGGCCTCTCGTTCAGCTCGTCCGCCACTTTGGTATGCTTTGCGAAGCTTAGCGCCGAATGCTGATTCAAATGCAGCACGTCGTGCGGGTGCCATAAAATTGGGATATCTACGTCCACCTGGTGCACCCGACCGAATGCCCTGCTTAATTTCCTTTTGCATCATCCAACCTGTAGACTTTAATGCCTTTCGCATCCAATCGGGTTTGGTTTCCGTGATGAAATTCAGATACGGTGTGGCTGTGTCTGTAATCGTAATCGGTTCGTTACTCATTACGGTCTCACCGCCCTCACGTTATGGACGATTTCCAAACAATACATCGTACCGTCGAAGTTGGAAATGTGATCAACGTACCATTTCTCGCCATTGATATACACTTCGTCTTTTGATCGTGGTTCAGGAACATCCTTAGCACGCACCCAAATCTGAGCTTTATCTGCTAATGCTTTATCGACAAATCCGGAACCTTTGCCATCATATTCGCCAATCTCCACGCTAGCTTTTATGGATTGGCCCTTGTAAGTAATCTTTTCGCCGAATACAGAAAGCAGCGCATTAGGCTTATACCCTAATTTCATAATGCATTACCTCCTATGGAATGGGCGGGCATATGCCCGCCTTTATATTACTTTTCCACATTTGGCACAAGTGCGACTTCTAACACTGTAGTGCCTGGGCGCTTTTCTGTGATAGCTACACCTAATACTGGGTTAGTATCTGTTTTAGATGCTCGCTTTTGTGCTTTGTCAAAATACACATTATCGCCTACTGCAAAAGAATCAGAAGCCAATGCCGCTACTTCAAAGCAGCCTGTTACCTTAACTGCACCCACGGCATTAGGTGCGATATCTGTAATTGCAACACCATGCATTTTGCCGATAGGGACAATATCCCCTACGGCAATCATATCGGATGCTGTATTTTTAAAATCAATGCGATCTAATTCTTGAATGAATTGTGCCATATCTAATTACCTCCTAAATCAATTACTAATTATTTACCAGGGTTTTTATACAAACCGCGGAAGTCGAGCGCAGTTGCGTTGCAGTCCATTGCTACTTTGTACTCGATGCCGTCAACTTTAAAGCCTGTTTGTGTTTCCAATCGAGGCGTTTCAACACCGTTCAAGTACGTTACTTCGATAGTTTGAACATCTGTAGGACGAGCTGCTAAATACCATGCGTGTGGATCCGTTAATGCCGCATCTACAACGATAGTGAATCGACCGCCGAATGGGTTAACTGTATCATTACTACGAGCAGGGTCTACAGTAGATTTAACCAATTGATAAGCCAATGCTTCGAGTTCTGGTGGAATAATCAAATATGTAGGTGCGATGTTCAAATTGCGATTTTCACCAATATGCTTTTGACGACGCATTGCCGCTACACCCGCAGATAAAGATGCAACACTTAATTCAGCACCAGCAGCCGCCAAGTTGCCTCTGTTAGTACCGAATAGTGCTTTACCGTCACTCAATACGGTATTACCTGTTAGCAACCCGTACACCATGCTGTTGATGGTATCCTTTGCAGAACGACCAAATTTGGAAGCAATATCTTTGAACACACCCAAATCATCATTGATGATAGCTTGTCGTGTTAAGCTGAACGTACGACCGTATGTTAATACACGAACGTCGTTACCAGCTTCTTCCAACTTAGAATCCTTGAATTGTCCACCTTCAGGAACGAGTTTCAATTCCGCTGTTTCAGAAAGTAAAATACGTTTTGCCGGTTTGAAATCACGGTTACTACCTTTGCCGGTCCAGGTATCGAATGTAGCCGGTGCGGTTTCATAACCTTGTACCAAGGATTTATTTGCTACGTTAGACAAAGCAATTGGGAATGTGGATGTGGAGTTAATCGCTTCACGTGCCAATTCCAATCGGTCAGCATAGTTAGCAGTTAAGCCTTCACGAACCAAAGACTCACGAGCTAATTCCATCAAGGACATAGAACGAAGTTCATTTGCACCTGGTGCAGGATTTGCAACTGGGATGCCCGCAGACATCATCAAAGCGTCCTGCATAGCCATGCGGAACTTATCAGAATCTGCTTCGCCAACTTTAGTGATTACTGGCTTATTGCGTTCACGCAATACGTCCATTACTACCTCACGAACTTCGGCAACAGATTTGCCGGATTTGATGAAATCATCTACACCATCAACTTCGAAATCACGGCATAGATTTGTGATTGTAGATACGCGTTCACGTTCTGCCGCAATCAACTTCTTAGCGTCATCTGCATTAAAACCTTTAACTCCGGACTCTGGTACTTCCGGTACTACTTGTGGCACGTTTTGCTCAGTGCCTTTTGCTTTTGCATCACCTTTCATAGGTTCCTCCTCATTATCTTCTACACTTCTGCCTACCCCTACAGTCGGATCTGCAGGGACGGATACAACACTAATCTCCAATGGTTCCCAATATGTAATTACGTATGCTGGGCCTGTAAACCGGCCATTGGAACTTTTAGAATCGGAATCGATTAATTCCTCATATCGACTTATGTCATATCCGACACTCACACCTTGTAATGTGCCTTTTAACACTTTTTGATAAATCTTTTCAGATTCATCATCTTCATCGAATCGAACAATCGCCTTGCCGCGATTATCTTCAATCCACACTTTATCGACGTGACCAACAACTGCGCTGCGGTCATGGTTGAATAGCAATGTGCCTAAACCGTTATTAAATCGGTCTAAGTTAACGCAGCTTTCGTCATGACACAATATCTCTGTTCCGAACCATCTTTCATATGGCTCTTCAGAGGAGAAGGACAATTCGACGGTACGGTCTTCGTTCGCTTCGATATTTGTAATTTGCGCCTCTCGGGCATATTTACCTAAGAGCTGCTTTGCAATTTTCCCCACTAGCTATCATCTCCTTTCATATCAGTGGCGTTATCATCCGCTAAATTCGTTACGTCCCCATTCATATCAAGGGCAACACCCAATTCCTTAATGCGGTCTTGTTCCAGCTTCCGCTGTTCTAATACTTCTTCCCAGTCCTTACCTGATGCACTACATACATCCTCGAGCGTCGTGAGTCCTGCCTTAATCGCTTCCTTATTAGCATTAACTTCCTTAACAGGGTCAATCCAAGACCAGCCTGGAGCTAACCACGCTACTTTCTTATAAAGTTTTGGGTTTGCTGCATAGTCATTGGCCGGGATAATTCCCTTCAGGTAGCACGCTTCAATAAAGGCGCGCCATACCGGCATACAAAAATGCTCAATTATAAAACGCTGCATCTGTTTAAATGATTGCTGGTCCTCCAGCATATTCTGCCGAGCTGCGGAGAAGTTACCACTAATATTGCGCGTCACTATGTCCGCGCTTAGGCCCATGCCTGACGCTATGCGTCTTGTTTGGGTCGCCGAGTATTCTGATGCGGTTCCTGCATTTCGCTTAGGCTCCGCAAACGATATAGATTCACCTGCACGTAGATGTTGGATAATTCCTGGTGCCATTGAACGAACTTTCTTACCTTTGCCGTCCGTTTTGTTAGAAATTATAGGAGCGTTCCCAGTATTACTTGTTACAAATGCACCGAAACATGCTGCCACACGAGCCGCTATGAGGTCGGCATCCATATATTCATCTACGTCGTGAATGCGCTTTAATACGAGTGCTAACATACTAACCCCGCGCAGTTCACTAGGTCTACGCGGTTTATGTAATAAGAACGCCCTATTACTTGGTAATCGTGCCTCGTTAAACGACCGTATCCCTAACGGGTCTGTCTGGAATACGTGATATGCTATTGGTCTTCCATATTTATTAACTTCCACACCATTAACAATATTGTTACCGTTCTCGCTTACCGATACGGCTCCGATATTCTCGCCCTCGATAAGCTGTAATGATAGCGGTATATCTGTACCTTCGGAGGTCATATTGACTAGGATTTCCCCGTCATAGACCATTCGACGTAGAGCCATTTCTTGCAATTCATAGAACGTAGATATTCCTCGGATATCCGCATTCTCCTTATCCACCCAATCAGACCAAGCATCCTCAATTTTCTTGTTGAGTCTTTCATTTAGCTTTCCTGCTTTGGTCTTGATTTTGCACTGTGGCTTTATACCTGTACCTACTACATTTCGCAGTAACGCCAAAACGACACTTTCAGCAAGGTCACTATTAAGTTCTGCTGCACGTGCACGACCTCGAATCAAATCACGTTGGCCTGATGCTACTTGTTCAGCTGTACCAAATACTGGCATCCAGTCGCCACTCAATCGGTCTGTTGACGCCGCATCATATCCACGTTCAAGCGAACTACGGAAATATGCTCTACGAGCAGCTCGTTCTGGATTGAAATATGCTATTACCTTATCGAGTATGTTCATCGTCGCTCCCATGACACGTAGGATGTTGTACTATTACCTTCCTCATCATCAACGCGAGCCATTAACTCACGCTCACGGGCGTATAATGTCGGCAGGTCATGCGTCTTAAATCGCTTACCGCCTACAGACATCTCGGCGTATCCATTCGTCTCGATTTCCTCGATTATCGTTCGTATACGATCCAAGTCTTCTCTTGCGCTCATGGTCTCACCTCCTTCTTAACTAAACCAACCTCTGCTATCTGCATTAAAGTCTTCATCATCCGTATCATCTTCCTCATCATCAGTATCCGGGTCATATTCAGGTAAGTATTTAACACCTACCGAGTCCGCCACCATGGCGTTGTATACACACGTATCCAACAAGTGATTCGTTGGATGACTGGTTAATGATTTCCATTGCACAGTTACCACCCCCGTCTTCACGTTTCGGATTTCTTGCTTTTCCTCCGACCGGAGGTGCTCCGAATATTCCTCAGGGCAATCTTTAAATAAATGAATTGTGCCAGGCTCATTGGCCGGCCGTATCATGCGCGCAAATATAAAATCTTTCCAGTAATCTGTATTTACTACGTACAGCTTCATACCGCCGATGACGCCTTTCTCGATGCTGCTCATCTTATATGGCGGAGCTAGAGGACTGTGTGATGAATCGCCTTTAACTGGCACGCATACTTCTGGGTACTGTGCGCAGTACTGATATACTTCATCTGTTCGGTAGCCACTATCGATACCGGCCCTCACAATCTTACGGGCCTCACCATACTCTGATGGATATTCTCTATCAATGAGTATCTCGGTTAAATCTGCCCAACTACTTGCTTGACCATAATCAACTAAATAACTTGATACTCCATGAGCGTAGGCTCTAACCTCCCACCAGAAATGATCTTGCTGCACGTCGACAGAGGCGATAAGTAGTGGCGCATGCTGTGGCACAATACCGCGAGGAACTTCCGACTGCGTAAACACGAGGTTCTGCGTGCTTTTAGTTTTCGCAGATTTCCACGGCTCTGCTAGCCATGAATTGATGAAGTTCATTAACTCACTTGGCGTATCTTTTGATTTGACAAACTCATACGCTACATCCCCGAAAGTGACCCATGGAGAATATAGAGATGATAGATGATAGGCGACCGACCGGACGACTCGAACTTGCGATTCATTCACCGCCCGCCATTCACCTTGCCGGAGCATATCCATCTTATGCTTATCATCAATACGGTGCTTACAATGTTCGCACTCATAATATGCGGTATCACGTATCATATCCGCATTGCCATGGTGTTCTTCCGGCCATTTTATCTGTTTGAATTTGAGGGTCTGCGACACCCCGCAATGCGGACATGGCACGTAATACTGCTTACGTTCATTTGCACCCATATAGGATTGCCAAATATTGCCACTTTCAATCGTAGGAGTTGACACCCTTACAATCTTCTTATCAACGAATGTCTTGGTACGTTCCTCAGCCAGCTTAATCGGATTCGCTTCCTTACCGGAGAAAGCTGGGTACTTATCAATTTCATCGAAGAATAAGTACTTAATTGACCGACTTGACAAGCTACTTGGTGAGTTCGCTCCTACGAGCACCATGTAATTCCCATTAACGAAGTCTAACTCTAGTAGCTTACTGCTTTCGTCATACATATCCGCAAGCGGCTCTACGCTCCTAATCATTGGCTGTACACGTTTATCACTAGCGAATTTCGCGATAGTATCCGTCGGGTAAACCATCATGGTTGGAGATACGGTTTGATGTAACGCATATCCAATCATATTAAGCTCAGTTTCCGTCTTACCAATCTGCGATCCGAAACATAACGAGATGCTTTCAATGAGAGGGTCTGTGAATTTGTCCATAGGCTCCTTGAGATAAGGTGTCCGTGCTGTACGCCAGCGCCCAGGTTCGGCAGATATATTAGTCAGTACCCTGTACTTATCTGCCCATTCTGAAACGGTGTATCTTTCAGGTGGCCTGAATGCCTCTAATTCCTCAGGGAACCAGTCAACCTTTGGACTTACCTTTTCCCGTGGCTTTGACTTTCGGCGTGTACTCGCCTGCGCGTGCGTAGCTTTCGAGGTATTCTTCGACAAGGCCATTCACCACCTTTTCTACATGAGCACGTTCCTCAGGATCCGTGAATTCACTTCCGATACGCTTACCTAATTTGGTAAACGATGTTTTTAATTCCAATATTCGGTTAGCCCATGCCTGCGCCACATCGGCACGGGGGACATATTCGCCATTAAGCACATCTAGCATTTTCTTTTCACGCGCGGCCTTTGCTTCTTTATAATCTGCTTCGGCTTCTAACTTACGAGTTGATGCGGATTTACTTTTAGCATTATCACCTTTCGCCTGCCCTAAATACACAAGGACTTCTCGGAGATTCCACCAACCTACAGAGGCTTTAGGCATCCCTGCTTTATGATGTCGAGAAATAATTTCCGGAGTGACCCGCAAGAGGTCACATAGTTGAGTGCTTGATACGAGCAGATTGCCCGCAGCATCAAATTTCACTCTAGGTTTTGTGTCCGCCATAGGTGTACTCCTTTCTAAATTCGTCTTTCTACATTCAACAGGAAAATTTTTCTCACAGAGAGAGGACCATCGCGCGGGGGCGACCAGCGGCCATTTTTCGCCCGCGGAGTACCTTTTCCAAATTTTTATTTTCTCAATTAGGTATTATCATTGATACTCAATAAGAAAAAGGGTAGACCTCAACTAAGTAAGGTCTACCCCGGGGCAGTGCAGCATGCAGACATATTGTGCGGGCCAGACACTGCCTGCTATCTACTACATTTACATTATATTAAATTAAGAGTGTGCCATTCTATGCCATCTTTTCAAATTCAGCTATTGCTTTCTTGTGAAGTCTGTGAACTTGTCGCCACGAATACCCTAGTTCGACAGCTATCTGCTCCCATGGTAATGCATTAATGTATCTGAGATTCAGTACATCCCTGTATTGTCCGTCAGTTATTTGGTTGATGACTTGCTTGACCTTGTTTCGAGAATCAATCAATTCATCCCATTCTCTGGTCAGCTCCTCCCTACATTCTTGTAAGTGCTTACTGATTCGTGGCATAGCATCTCCTGATTCACATATCTGTATAGCTTCTGAATGTAAATCTCGGTTAATCGCATCCAGCTGAATCTCTAACGCACGCATTCGCTGCTCAGTATGGCGGACAGCTTGTAGTTCTTCTTTAGCCATCATATGCGATAGTCTCCATATTTACTGATAATCATCTGCGCTCGTAGTAATCCGTCAATGTATCCGCTTTCACGAATTCTATCATATAGCATAGGTGATCTCAGTTGTCTATTCCGGGCTCGTATGATGGCAAGACTTAAATCTGACTGTATGGCACCTACAATCACATCTGCCATACTCCTACGCTTCTGCATCCTTTACCTCCATACGTTCGACAATATCCTCGATGGCTTCTACCATATCTGCTTTGCATTGCTCAACAGCGGTAAACATCTCCTCACACATGGCATATGCATCATCACTTAGGTCGTCATCTAATTTCTCGGCAACGTTATCTTTGAGATTATCTACGACCTTAACTATATCCATGACAAGATGATACGTGTCATCTAGATAGTGCCCTTTGTTAATTAGTAGTCGCTCGACTTTTGTCATGCTGTTCCCTCTTTGCAATTTCCTGATTTAGATACCAACGGGCTTTTTTCAAATCCTTAATTGCATCGTCCTTATGCCCTGCTCTTGATACATACTTCACGACATTACCCAATCGATATCCTAATTTCTTATCTTCAATATAATCGATAACCTCGATGGTTCCTTGTGTATAATGGCTTGGGTGATTAATATCATCCTTGTGATTCGATACTTCTTGTAATCGTTTTAGATTTTCGTTAGCTGCCAAACGTTTTAAAGTTTCATCAGCTGATAACCTTACAGGTGGTGACGGGGGTCTATTTGGTCTCTCATACAATCTACCTGGGGTTAGCTCATATACTGTCTTGTGTTTTCGATTATCAATGATATCTATAACTTGAATAGTCGTGTAACTCACTATTACCACGATGGCCCCGATTAATCCTGCCATTATAAATTGATCCATATTAATCATCCTTTCTGTATTTATCGATTCTTGCTTTTAGGCTTTGCAGCACATATTCCTGTGCTCGGTCTTTTTGGGCTAGTGCATCCATCATATCCTCATCACGAGTTCCCTCACATATTAGATGATGGATAATTACCTTCTCCATTTGACCTTGGCGATGTAACCGCTTATTAGCTTGTTGATATAGCTCAAGACTCCAGTTTAGCCCGAACCATATTACGTGATTCCCGCCGTCCTGTAAGTTAAGCCCATATGCCGTACTAGCCGGATGTGCTAATAGAATATCAATATCTCCAGCATTCCACGCTATCTCATCATCAGCGCCCTTTAACTCACGGACTCGTAATTTGGTCTTAGCTAATGCAGCTTTTAGTCGTTCGCAGTCATGCTTGAAATTATAAAACACTAATGCAGGCTTACCGTTTAGCTGTTCTACAAGTTCCATGAATGCCTCAATTTTACAGCCATGTATCTCGTGAACGTTCCTGTCGCCATCATATACGGCACCGTTCGATAATTGTTGTAGCTTTGTAGATAATGCTGCTGCACTCAAAGCTGTGATATCTTCGCCAGCTTCAATCAACTCTAATACAGATGTGCGTTCCATATCTTCATAGGCTTTTTTGGCTTTCGCATCTAACTGCACATATTTAATATCGTTGATTACTGGAGGTAACTCCAAATAGTCACTAGCTTTCATGGATATGCATAACCCAGATATTGCCGCCATGATACTATCATTTGAATCGGATTTAGGTTTATAGGAATACACCATTTCGCGTGACCTTTGATCAGGCTCGAAATAGTAATCTCTAAATCCTGTATATGTTTTCCCTAATGACTCACCGCGGTCTAATAAATACACTTGCGCCCATAGATCGATTAATCCGTTAGGGGCTGGCGTACCTGTTAACAATACCATACGCTTGATGTGGTTATACATATAAGCTAATGATTTAAATCGCTTAGCTGTGTGGCTTTTAAAAGAACTAGATTCATCCACAACTACCATGTCAAATGGCCATGCATTCTTGTAGTAATCAACTAACCACGTTACATTCTCACGATTGATAATGTAGATATCAGCTGGTGTGTTTAAAGCCTTAATGCGCTTTGTCAGACTACCTAACACAGTAGATATTCTTAATACACCTACGCCGTCCCATTTTCGTGCTTCTCGTTGCCATGTAGCCTCCGCTACTTTCTTAGGTGCTATGATTAGCACTTTACGAATGGCGAATCGGGAATACTTCAATTCGTATATGGCAGATAACGTGATAATCGTTTTCCCTAAACCCATATCTAGGAATAGCCCTATCTTATTTTGATTAACAGTTCTATCAATACAATATCGCTGATACGCATGCGGAATAAACTGCATTACGCTTTCACCCCAAATTCTTCTATGAATTGATCCAGATAACCAGCTACTGCATCTGCACCTTTTAACACAAATACCTTTTGATTTAACTTTTGTAGTTCACGGGCTTGGACTGCCTGCAATCGCGACAGTACGCCTTTGGATGTCTTCAATTCTACGAAATGTATAACACCATTCGGCCATATGACGATGCGATCAGGCACACCGACATTACCAGGGGATACGAATTTATATGCTTTACCTCCCGTGCGTTTGACACCTGCGATTAATTTTCTCTCGATATCTTTTTCTAGCATTTCTCACCTCTGAAATTCTTAAACGTTAACATGTTTACATACGCGTATATGAGGGTTCAAATTAAGGCTGTAAAGGGCGTATTTTTTCTTAAAACTCTTTGTTTTGATATTTACCAGTATATAATGTTAACCATGTTAACCAACCTATATGAATATAGATAAATACTGACTTTATGCGTTAACATAGTACGTTAACATTCTCCGAATTCGTTAACATTCTAATGTTAACCAAAATACTGAGAATGTTAACGCTTAATTGAGAATGTTAACACTAAAATTTCAGTTTTGACTCGTTGATTCTAAACCCTCTTTGATGCCCATATTCACCAAATCTCATTAACTGACTTCCGCCCATTGTATACGGGGAGTCTGCCAGTATTTGGTTAATTTCCCTGGTCTCGATCTTCTTCATGCGACTTGGGTCGTTACCAAAACATTCCCACCATACCTCTGCCGCACAAATACGATCACGATATACTAACTCTTGACCATCGGCAGGCTTAGCATTCATGCTAAGATACGTCCTCCGGGCGCTACGACTCATCACATTCCAATTTAGTGGTACCTTAATTAATAAAAACTCATTAATCAGTCCTGCTTTGGTATTCGACTCCATATGCGCCTCTCTAGCCGCATCAGCCAGTTTTAGTACAGCCGGGTCATCCTCGATAATGAGGCTTTCCCCGCTTTTATAACGATACAAGGCCTCCGCCCATAACTGGTCAACTTCTCCCGGAAGATTAACAAATATGTTCTTTCGCGGAGTCGTCATCTCAAGATCAATAGGCCAAAATCGGCGATTACCCGTAATATCTTTTAGGAATTCATATTGATTCGTGCTGCCAAAGAACACACACTGCCGTGGATATTCTTGCGTACGTCGGCCATACGCTTGACGAAATACATCTACTTGACGACTTAAGAACTGCTTAGATGCATTTTCTTCAGCCCTTGAATACCCTGCCATTTCACCAGCTTCTATAATCCATTTACCTTGAATGCCTTCCGCAGCTTCCTTACCTTCAAAGGTATTTAAGCCATCAGCATACCACTTCTTGCCCATCGTGCGGATAAGAGTACTTTTACCGATACCCTGACCGCCGATAAGAATTGGCATCGTGTCATACTTGCATCCAGGCTCAAACGCTCGCGCTACTGCCGCCGTAAATGACTTTCTAGCGGCTGCACGGGTATATACATTATCATCAGCCCCTAAGTAGTCGATGAATATGGTATCTAATCTGGCAATGCCATCCCAGGATAACCCGTTAAGGTAATCTAGTACTTCATTAAATCCATTTTGCTCAGCACACATGATGAGGGCGTCCATGATTTTATCCTTGCCGGTGATATCATATTTATTCTCTAGATACCACCGTAAGCCCGCATCATCTGCGTCTGTCCATATACGAAGTCCTGGTGTTGGGTTCCATGGTAGGGCCCCTTTTGCCACGTATCTCGAACCAAATCTATCATAGGCAAGTCTACCGACAAGCGCCGGATCATGGTGCATGATTTTAAGCATGTTATCTAGCGTATTTTTAGGACGACCGTTTTCGTCGTACTTCAGTGTCGAACTTTTCATCCAATCGACGTTTGTCAACGCATTAGGGTCGAGGTCGGATGTCTCAGCATGGGCCGATACATCCGTGATAATATCAGCGAATACATTTGATGCTGACTCTCGGGCGCGAGCCATGTTGAGTTCATTAACGACTACCGTATCTTGCATAGCTAGTTTAGACATAGCCATGTAAGATGGCAGCTTATGCCCAGGTGTCCCATCCTTAGCAGTCTCGTCTAAGCTGTGGAACTTATGTAGCCGGATAAGGTCAAAGGCATTAACTAATTGACCACTACACGGGTCAGTATTATGGTGACTGAACAGGAATGTATCGTCATCATATATAACTGCCCCGGCTACCGTTGAGCCAGTAACAAACGTTAAGCGGTCCTCGCTGCCGTCAACATCGACATATGCATGAGGTATGAATTTATCAATCGCCTCACGGATACCATATATTCGACAAAAGGCACCTACGATACCTGGCTTTTCTCTCGGATCAGCTTGCTTTGCGAGTAGCTGCTTTTCATGCTGCGATGCTTCCTTACCTGGTACTTGTGGCCAAAAACGCACATCTCGCCAATCAGTGTATTGGCCGAGCATACCGTCAGTAGATAAGAATGCCTTATCGCCTACATAATATACATATTGCGCATCATTCGGGCATGATGGCCAATACATAAGCCGAGAAGCTTCGAACGTAGTTCCATCCATCATACCAATGCCGATGAGCTCCGCCAGCTTACGAGCAATAGGCTCATACTCATCAGGTGTCATCGTTCTATCAGTAGGGACGATAACACGTAACCGCGGACGATGCACCGTATGAGAACGGGTTGAGTAGATGACATAAGCCATGCCTAGGCTGTCAATCGTGCGGGCGACGTTCTCAGTTTCCCCAGGCGATATGGCATCCATATCAAGGGTAATTAGATCACGCCCAGACACGTTAATAGCTTTACGTTGTAGACCGTTTAAAGTACCACCAACAAAGCCGCCTATGTCCTTTAGCTTGCTTTTCTCAGATTTTGGTAATCTGTGGTATTCGTCCACGGTTTCTGTTGTACGAACGGGGATTTTGAGGCGTTCACAAAACTCGGACCACAACATCTCCGTACGGGTCCATTGCTTTGATGTGCGACTCGCACCGATACTGATGGTAATCAGTTTATCGTTTTGCAAGTGTATCCCCTCCTAATCTTTCATGTAATATTCGTTAGTAAATCCTGCGGATGATAATAGTAGCCCGTCTGCCCAAGGTATGGCGATTGAGAATATAGCATTAACATCATCCAATGTAGATTCTGCATTCTCCTTGTTGACTTCAAGTACAGCTTCATCGTGAATGTGCATAATAATTTGATATCCTACATCCGCCAATCGACGCAGAGTCAAAGCTAAGCAATCACGAGCGACTGCTTGCGTGATGTTTTCGACTAATTTACCTCCATAGGTGCTTTCCGTAGCCCATGCAGCATTTACCTTAGTCTTAAAATGTACAGCATCCTTACCGAACGCATTCTGCTTAATGCTTGGGCTAGGATAAAATAACTTACGTCCGCTAGGTAGTTCAATCGTCATATAACGGTAACCGTATATTGGATCAATTTCCAAACGGAACATAATGCCGTGGTCAAGGCCTATAGGATTCCCGGTAGTAACGGTGTACACGGCCGCATTCTCAACGGCGTACCACAAATCTCGTATTCTAGGCGACGCATTACGCCACAAATTTACGATTTCAGGTAATTCCTCCTCATGGAGTCCCATATCAAGAGCTCCCATGGCTTTTAGCGCATTCACTCCGCCTTGATAGCCGAGTGCCAGTTCGGCGACCTTGCCCTTTTGGCGAAGGTGTCCATTTTCGCCATGTTTAACAACGGGAACACCAAACATAGATGATGCGGAAGCACAGTATATGTCTCCGCCCTCAGCGAATACACGTTGCCGCCAATGCTCTCCCGATAGCCATGCAATAACACGAGCCTCAATGGCCGAGAAGTCGGCCACACATAATGTATTGCCTTCTTCAGCAATAATTGAGGTACGAATTAATTGAGATAGCGTATCCGATACGTCACCATATAGAAGTTCTAGCCCTTGACGGTTTTTGGTTTTAACGAGATGCCGAGCCGTGTCAAGGTTCTCGATGTAATTTCTCGGTAGGTTCTGCACCTGGATAAGACGACCCGCCCAGCGTCCGGTACGGTTGGCTCCATAGAACTGCAATGTTCCCCTGAGTCGAAGATCAGCACCCATGGCACTATCAGTCATCGTATATTTAGATACAGATGACTTAGCTAGCTTTTTACGAATCATGAGTACTTTTGCGGCAACGTCATCGGCATCCATCAGAGCATCAGCCACAGTGTCCTTAGTTAACTTCTCAAGACTGACATTAGTATTATTGTTTAACCAGTCAAGCAATTGATTCCGGCTGTTAGGGTTGCTAAGTCCTGTGATTTGGTAAGCCTCATTCATCAACATTTCTCGATTTTCCTCATCAATGTATAAGGCACCCTCAACCAATTCACGATCAATGCGTACACCTCTACTATTGATTTGGATATCAAGATACCAATCTTTCCACGTATCATCAGGTACGGGGAATGAGGCTAATCTGTGATAACATTCCATCTCAGTGATAACGTCCTGGCGGTTGTACTCAATGAATGCATTCCACTTATCCATATCATGTCTAGGTAGATTACGGGTACGGCCCCCATTACGTTTGGTAGGCTTACATGGTGTACAAAAGTACTTGATAAGTGCTTTCCCCGATGTGTCCTTTTTCTTATCCTGAGGTAACCCCAGGGCCTTGCCGAGTAAGGCTAGGCCCATAGGATATCCTAGGTAGGCACCGTGAATCATCGTGCACTGCCACTGATCAACAGATGTGAGTAACCCTGCACGATTTAGACACGTAATTTCAAATTGTGCATTGTAAGCGTGCTTGATTACATCTGGGTTTAATAAATCACGAATTACACTGTCAGGAATTACTCCTCCCTGCGCTAAATCTACAACTTCAACAGGACCAAAGTCGTAGGAATACGCAAATAGTAATATGGCGAAATCAGGCGATTCAGTATATTTGTACACTCCGAATGAGATATCAGTCGATGAATATGTTTCTATATCAATACTTAGATGCCTCATATCAGGCACCTATTAGTAAGGTTGACCAGTTACAGGGTTAATCCCTACAGGAGCCTGTTGTACAGATTGCTGAGGTGTCGTAGCATATGCCGGTTGTACATAACCCTGTTGAGCTGCTTGTTGTTGCGCAGGTTGACCTGCTGCTACTGGAGCACCGGTATACACATTAGCTGCGCTACCTTGAGGTGCACCAAATACAGAGGATGCTGCAACAGGCATGCTACCCAACGCTTCACCATCGCGTACTTTTTGAACAGGGCCCAAACCACATCCGATACCAGTGGATTGATTGGAGTAGAAGAAGAATCGAACGAGTACATTGACATACATGCCGGAGTATACTTGTGTAGGATTTGTGAGAGGATTACCTTGAAGATCTACTACTTCAACTTTATAGCTAGCATCTTGCGCTGCTGTAAACACCCAATGACCTTTACATTCAGGACCAAACTCCTTACCAGATTGTGTGTATCCATCACCGTCATGAATTGGCACTTTTGGCTGTGCTGGAACACGTGCGCCGAATTTAGTACGTGCTGATTGGATAGCAGCTTCGATAGCATTCATGAGAGCTTGGTGTTGAGCTACATCAGTTTTAGGTAAAAGAATAGTAGCTGAATATCTAGGTTTAGCACCAGGCTGTGTGGAATTAGCCCAAGGTTCTAATAGGTGACAATAGGATACACGAACATTTTGCAATAATACTTCAGTTGGTTGTGGAACAAATGACATAATTAATTACCCCCATTATTATCATTAGATACATTAAATATTTGCGCCGCAGTAGGTTGATTGGTAATCCGAGGGCGCTTATCGGATTCCTCAACTAGGGTAGGCTTGCCTGCTTTCTTAACTATCATGTCGCCTACCATATCATTAAATTGGGTTTTACCGATGGTCTTTTCCATCTGTGCCAATGTTAATGTCTTGCGTTCATATAGAATGCTTTCATCGATGCCAGCTTTGATTAAAGTATCTATAGCAGCATCGGTGTCTTGAAATGCCCGACTACCACGACCCTCTACAGCTTTCCAGCCAGGGACTGTCACCCCATTAAGAGATTCAGTGAGTGCATAGTCTTTCATATCCTCGAGCCAAGCAGCGACATCTTTCCCTCGACGAAGGTATTCACCGAGTTCTGTCATCGAGATAAGCCGAGGATCATGATTAGCAACTAGCGCGCTGTGTAATGAGTCATTTGCCTCATATCGGGCTTTGCACTGTTGTTTCGCCCTGCAGAATCTGCACCAGTCGCCGGGTTCAAATTTACCATTGCCAGACATAGCCTCATCTGCACGAGGTTTGACGAATGTATTACCCCAATCCAGTAATTCTGCCGTAGGGATTTCCCATTCGCTGATATTATTAACACGGGGCTGCACGATAGTCATTTTGACCGTATTGAACATATAGAGTAATCTATATGCATCAATCGCACCGAGGGCATATAACATCATTTGCGGATTGCGCTCCGCATCAACGACTACCCCTTTTCCGTGCTTATAATCAACGATGTGCAAGGTGTCTCCGGATAGAATAATACAGTCAGCCGTGCCGAATCCATCGGGCACATAGCGACTAAAATCAACGCGTTTTTCAATGGCTACTACTGGAGTTGCTGTGCAACCTAACATAACACCTTTGACATATTCAAGGTATGTTTCCGAGGTATCGTCCATTTCTGGTTGCCACAACTCATCTTTTTTGATTTTGTTGAACTTGCGAGTGCATGTGGATTTCGCCATGGCCGTTGTATACTTCTGTAGTTTTAACTCACACAGTTCGTGTGCCAGGGTTCCTTCCTTTGCATACACAGATGTACTATCGGGAAAGTTCTCCTCTAGGAGAGGGGCGGCTGTACAATGCAGCCACCGATGCGACCCCGATGCGTTTAACAATGCATGTGATCGTGGAGCCATTAGATTCTTGCCCCCAATCCTCTAATTGCATTTACTAATTCAGGGTATCTGTCCTCAGGTACTTGACCTAAGTATTGAACGCCAAATTGAGTCATTAACTGTTGCAATTCTACAGCTTTTCCGGCATCAAGCAATGGCGCAAGAGCCGCTTGAATTTCAGGCAATGTATACTTCTTAACTTCCTGAGATACAGGAGCGGTAACAGTTGTTTGTACAGGTGCGGCAGCAGTTTGTACCGGTGTATCAGTGGCCACGTTGACACCTGGTGCGGTAACGGCTACTTGAGTAGGAGTAACTTGTACAGCCGTATTAGATGTCACCATAGATACAGAGTCCGGTTGCATAGCCACTGTTGTAGTAGGCACACCTTGAATTGTAGCTTGCGGTGCAAGATTAGATACATCCATAGAGGGTGCCGCTACTGCAGATACTACTGTGTCGACTATACCAGGGGCTTTATCGTCCATTGCTCTATCGTTATCTACAAAACTTCTAAATTGAGATAACACAGCTTTTAGCTGATTATATACATCTAGTACATTAACTCCTTGAACTTCA